ATCCACGCGCGTGGACGACCCGTAGGTGGAGATGGGGCCGAGCTTCACGAGCTGAATGGTGTTCGCGGGGACCGTGAACACGCGGTTGTCGACCGGGAGGCCGTCAACGGTGGCGCTGGTAACAACCGTGACGGTCGCGGACGAACCGGCCGTGTTGTTCATGACGAGAATGGTGTAGCCGCCATTCGGCACTTGGTCGCCGTTGGTGGTGTCGGCCGCCACGCCGGGGCTCGCGGGCCACGTCGATGCGGTGGTGTGGGTGAGGTTGGTGGCGGTGATCGCTGCCATTAGGAGATCCCCTCAAGGAATGATGTGTCCTGGACCGGTTGAAAATGAGGGGTAGACCGGCGGGCGGAGGGTCCAGTCACCGCCCGCCGGTCGTCTCAGTTACGGCGCGCCGAGGTGGTCGGCGAGGAACGTCATCAGGTTCTCGCCGGTCACACCAAGGACGGTGCAACGAATGGGCAGCGAGAGGAACCCTTCGACGTCGACCTCGATGTCGTCCTCTGCGGCAATGGAAACCTTCGGGACGTAGAGGCCGACTTCGTTTGCGCCGTCGATGATCCTGACGTAAAGCGCGCGCTCGGCCGTGGTGCCCGCGATGGCAACACCGAACTCGTTCGCAACCGACTCGTCGCCGCCACCGAAGTACAGCGACAGGGACTCGTTGTCGATTTGCTGAAGGAACATGGTGATGGCGAATGTGGTGGGGTCGCGCCGCTCACGCAGAGCCGGGTTTTGCCACGTGCCGAGAACCTCGGTGTCCCCGCCATCACGGGTAATGGTCATCCCGTCCTCGCGGGAGGTGTGACCAAGCTCCTCCCAAGGGGAGGCGGGGGCCGTCAGGCTTGCAGGCTTCGCAGTCTCGGCGGGTGCGGTGTACACGCGACCGGTACCGGGGATGTAAACGGCGGCATCATTCAGTGCCACAGCACAGTCCTCTCAATCAGGCATGAGTAAATCCACGCCTTGAAAAGGGCGTGGCACATGAAAGGGGTAGAGGGCTCAGAGATTTCGCAGGTCGTGCCTGATGCGGATCTCGTGAGTCATCTGATAGCGCCCGAAATGTGGGCGGTCCGGGTCTGAAAGTTCCTCCGGACCCGAGGATTCGCGGATGTCGACGATCCATCCGACGCCGGGCACAACGATTTGCTCATGCCACGCCGTGAAGTACGCGCCTCGCACCTGGTCACACAGAATGTTGCAGTCTGTGAATGGGTCGTCGCCGCCGGTGAAGCATTGGGTGTTGATCCATGGGCGGTCGGCGAACTTCGGGGCTTGCGAACGTCCGGCGGTGCGCCGGATGACGACCAGCGGCAGGTGCTGCGGCAGGTTGTCTGGGATTCGCGAGTACACATTGACGTGGGGCAACGCGTTGCGGGTGATGGTGAGCATCACCCCGAGCACATCGACGGAGTAGCGCTGCGCCTGCTGTGGGGCCGTCATCCGAATGCCTTCGTGATGGCGAACACGCCTTGCGAGGTGCCGCGCCCCATGGTGCCGACCCGACCGAATTCGATGGAGATCGCGGCCGGGTCGACGAGGCTGATGTAGGAGTCGACGTCGCCTTGAGAGACCTCGATCGAGGATGCGCCGGTGTGCCGGTGGGAGGCGAGGATCGCGCGCGCGCGAGCGGCGCCCTGCTGTGCCGTGGCGTACACGGCTGCGATGACGCCGTCGAGGTGGGCAACGATCTCGTTGCAGTCCTCTTCGATGTGGACGGCCACGGCTACCTCTCCTCCATGAGCGTTGCGCTGATGTGAGTAGTGCCGTCGCTTGCCGTGTGCACCAGAGGCCCACCGAGCAGGGTCATCACCAAGCCGTTGAATTCGAGCCGGGACCACCAGCCCAAAGGCGCCTCTCGGGCCATGAACCGCCATGCCGCGTCAACCCGCTGGCCTTGCTGCACGTTGATTGCAGCGAAAGCGCCACGGGTCGACGCGAGCGGCATCATGAGACAGCCGGTGATGACCACCGGTGTATCCGATGGGCGCTTGATCGGGTTGCCCCGCGAATCCCACGTCTCGATCTCGGGATACACCTTGACGGTGTGTGGCCCGAAATCCAGCAGGATCGACATTTAGGCCCGCCAATCGCACTCTGCGGTGATCGGGAACAGCTCACACCCGTAGGTGTCCTCACACCACAACGTTGTGTCGCACGGTTCGTCGCGTTCGACGCGTTGCGTCCACAAACCGGTTCGGCCCATCGCCTTCCGGATGATCGCGATCTCCCGGTCGGTGAGGTATGGGCCGCCGCCGTCGTCGGCGTCGTACCGCTGGAACGAGTAGTCCCCGGCGGATTCGGAGCGGAAGCCCTGCGGGTTGCGAACGATGCGTTCGGCAACCCGCAGGACCACCGTCTTGATGACGTCCGGGAGGCCGGTGACTAGCCCCGTGTCGGGGTCTATCCAGTCGACTCCCGCCTCTGCCCGCACGAGTGCGGATGCGTCGTCCAACGCCGCCTCAACGCGGGGCAGTTCCGCGTCGGTGAACTCCCTCCCGATTCGGTATTCGAGTTCCTCGGGTGTCGCGAGAGGTGGCGTCATCGGATTACGGCTCCAGGGTGATCTTGACCGCGCGAACGAAGGAGTTCGCGCCGCCACCCGGGGTCGTGGTGGTCACCGCAACCGCCGGAGACGAACCGCCGGTGAACGAGCCGGTAGCGGTCATCTGGGCGACGTCCTTGCCGTCACCGAAGTTGACCGTCCACGGGGTGCCGGGGCCAGGGCCACCAGCGGTCGTGACGGCCGGGGTGTTCGGGAGCGCGAGAAGCGCGGTCCGAACATCCGCAGCGGTCGCGTTGTACGCGATAGGCGCGGTGGTGTTCCCGTTAAAGGTGAGAGTGAACGTCCCGCCGGTCGGAGAACCGGTGATCGTGACCGTCTGAACCTCGTTCGCGCCCGGCCCATCGGCGACAACATTTGTGCCGATATACGTGTCGATAAGCGAACGATCTTGAACGTTCCTAAAGTCGTAATCACGAATCCAGCGCATAGCCAGACCCTCGAACGACTGGGACGCACCATAGGTTGCGCCGTCAGGAACAACAGGCGCCCGCATCGACAGAACATAAGCAGTCCTGTGGAATGCGAACCCGACGTTGGCGGGCAGCGCGTTCGAAACGATGACCGCCTCGAAACCGGCCAGACGGCCGATGGTCGCGTTACGGAGCGCCGAATCCGTACCAGAAGCGTCGACCCGGTTCAGGTGATCCGACTTGAGGAACACGCCCTCCATGTCGGCGCCCACAACAAGGAACCGCTCCGACATCGGCACATTCGCCTTGTTGAGTGCAACGCGTGCATCAACAATTGCGTCGAACGGGTCGTCACCGACGCCGGTGCCCATCGTGACCTGGTGCGAGGTCGGGTAGGTGGCGCCCACCATCTCCGCCGCGATCGCGTTCTCAACAGCCTCGGCAACAGCACGGACCTGCGGGCGCAGAACCTGCTCACCAAAGCTGGTGATGTCGAGCGTCAGCTCCTCATCGGTGATTGCGACAGCCGAGTAAGGAGCGGTATCCAGGGTCACGTCGACCTTGGTCTCTTGCAGCTCATCCATCACGATGACGCCGTTGCCCTCAGAAGCAGTCGGGCGAGCGCCACGGAACGTACGAGTCCGCGCGGTGGTGCGCGACGGGACACGAAGCGAAATCGTGTCACCGAAGGCGCCGGAGAAATCGCCACCGGCGTCGCGCCACACCAGCCGGGGCAGGATGATCTCCCGCTCCAGGAGGCCAAGGGACGCCGCAGCAATACGGGTCGCCTTGAGATAGAAGTTTGCCATTGAAAATAGACCCCTTCCGTGAGATCAATCCCGCTCGCGGCCTAGATCAATGGCGTGGCCGTGCGGTGTGAAAGGCGTTTTAGAACCGGGAGCGACGGATCATGTCGGCCAGCTTCCGGGGATCGGTCTCCTCCGGCTCCTCTTCCGGGTCGCCGCCGCCGCGCAGACGTTCACGCGGCTTACCGGCCACCTTCCGAGAAGCGGGTTCGTCCTTTTCCTTCGGTGCGGGCGCCAACATCTCGAAAAGCTCGTCGGCGTCTGCCTCAAGCTCCTCTTCCGACTCGCCGCGAATACGCTTCGCGACCATTCGGACGTGCTTGAGAGTCGCGTGCGCGGGAGCGCGGTCCATGGCGACAGTGAGATACCTGAAGGACTCCTCGGCCTTTGCGGCGCGAGCAGCGGCCTCGTCGCGCGCCTCGGACAGGCGCTCCGTTTCCGTCTTGTCCTTGTCCTGGTACTGCTTGAGCTGCGCCTTGAGGTCGTTCAGCTCCTTGCGAGCTGTGTTCCTCTCACGCTTCATCGCGTCCAACGCGCGCTTGCCCGGGTCGCCGAGCTTGGCCGGGTCGCCGCCGTCGTCATCCGTCTTGCGGGTGCGGCGGTCGTCGTCGTCCTTTTCGCGCTTGTCGACGCCTCGATCGTTGTCGTCGTCGTCGTTTTCGACTGCGTCGGCGAGGAGCTTCTGAGCGTCCTCGTCGTCCATCTCGAAATCGTCGTCGGCTTCGATCTGCTTCGGCATTTCTGTTTCTCCCCGTGCGGGATCACCGCGCCCTTGCGGCGCGGTGGACATCTAGGTGTGGGAATCAGGTCCCAGAGACAGACCCGTCCGGTTGCCACGAGGACGGGATCATTGAGCTGAGGCCGAGTTCCTTCGCGCGGCGCATGATGAAGCGGCGCACCTTGCGGCGGCCCTCTTCGCCGCCCTTGGCGCGGCCCACGGCGCGGATGGCCTTAGCGAGGTCGGAGCGGTTGCGGATTGGGAAACGGCCGCCCGAGCCCTCCGAGTCGGGCATTGCCTTGCCCTGCTTCGCGAGGCTCTTTCGGGTAGCGGTGTCCGGCCCGGCCATAGGGGTTCCTTCCGAGAGTTGGCAAAGGCGCGAGGAGTCGAACCCCGGACTGCGGTTTTGGAGACCGCCGTGTTGCCGTTACACCACACCAATTCGACCTAGGCGGTTTCGGGTTCCGCCTCGCCTGAACGCTCGCGTTCCCGTCGTTGCCGCTCCAGCTCTCGGCGGAACGCATTCAACGGGTCCTTTTGGCCCTTCGCCACCCGATTCCACAACTCCCGGAATTCGCGGTTGAGCGCTGGCCATTCCTGGCCCCGGTCGTACACTGCCTCGGCGCTACACCCGCAATTGTCGTGATAGAGCGCCCCGAGTGGCCTCTTCGCCTTCGGGTTCACGACGTAATTCGCGGACTGTTCGCTCTTGTAGACCGGGCCCCGGCTCGCCAACATCGCACAAAACGCACACGGCTCGCCGTCGGTGATCCGCATCCAGCCCTTAGCAGCGTCGTCGGCGTGGACGAGGTGCAATTGGGCCTGTCGGCCGCCTTCAAGTACGTGGCGTCCGGCAGCTCCGGCGGCGTCGGCGAGGGCATCACGGGCCGCCTGCTGCGCCGTCCGGCCCCGACGTGTCTTGGACTTGATGTTCGCCGGGCCATTCGTGGCCATGGAGTTGCGCGCGGCCTCGTCGGCGTCGTCCCAGATGATGCGGACCGGCCGGAGCCGCCCCCGGCGGCCCTGAGAGCGCGCCTGCGGCTCCGGCGCGTCCGGTGGGGGGTCTCCGGTAGGGCGGCCCTGCCGTGGTCGGCGTTGTGTCGCCCTGGGGGCTGCACGCTCGATCTGCGGCACCGGCGTGATCAGTGCGTCCGTCGGCGCCTCGGCTAGCCGAAAGTCCCGGTAGTAGCCCTCGGCGGCTTCCACCGACAGGTCCCGGTATTCCCGGATGAGTGGCATGACCGCCTGGATCCACGCCGTGCCGGTCGCATCGACCCGGGTTGGGTCCATGAGCGGCCACAGCGTGAAGAACTCTCGGAGGAACGCGGCGCGGATTTGGAGCTGTTGTTGCCGGTGTTCCTCGCTGAGTCGCTTACCGCGACGGCTGGTGGCCATCCGTAGCTCCCACCTGGGCGTGCACGTGGCAATAGTGCTTTCCGTCGCGGAACAACCAGCCGTCGTCTACCAGCCAATCCATGAGGTACTGCCGGTCAAAGCAGCGGTTGCCTCGGTCGCAACCCGGCTCGTCGCACTCGATGACCCAGATGGCCGTTAGCTGGATGCTCACGCGGCACCACCCGTGGTTGGGGCGAACTCGCGCTCGGGTTCGCCCCCCTCCGGGGTTTGTGAGGCGATGGGGGCCTTTGCCTGGCGCTCCAACTCCATCTGCATTCGCATGATCGGGTCGCCGTCCATGGCCATCTGCGCCCACTCCTCCACGTCCGAGCGCTCGACGCCAGGAATGCGGCCCCAGAGAGCCTTGACCGGGATGCCGAGCATTTGCGCGGCCTTGCCCAGCGCGTCGACCGCTTGGGAGATGGAGCGGATTTGCATGTCCTGCCAGGTGACGCGGCCGGTGACGTCGCGGGCGTACTCGTCGGAGCCGTTCACCAGGGCGGCAAGCCTCAACGCCTGAACGTGAGACTTACCGAAACTCTTTTGCCGCTCCGTGACCTTTTGAGTGTGAGCCGCACGCGCCGCTGCAAGAGCCTCAGCAGAAAGGTTCGCCAGCTGCCCAGTGAGTTCGTGAGTTGGCGTTTGAGTGACGGCAGCCAAAGCCTCAATGTCCGAACGCCACGCAGCAATGAAGCCGTCCAGCGGTGTTTCATCAAGAGTGCCGAACTTCGTGTCAGGATCGTCCGCCACCAACAAATCATCTTGTCGGAGTTGAAGCTTCTTCCGGTTAGCCTCTTCCGCAGAGTCCGGCTCAGACATTCCAACAACGGTGCGCACCTTCCAGCCATTGAAGTGCTGCACAAGCATCCGGTCGAAAGACGTCTTGTTGATGCGCTTCATGAGCCCGATGAAGGGCTCGACCTCACCCGGGGTGCGGCCGTCCAGGTCCAATTCGTTGCAGAAACGCACGACTGGGACGACACCGACGCCGTGTAGCCGGTCACCGAGGTATTCGACCTTCCCGCCAACGTTGTCGCACGTCAGGTAGTAGACGTGGGTGCCGTCGTACAGGGTGATGTCGAAAGACTTGTTCGGGGCGATGTCGACCTCGATGGCGTAGCGCGGCCAATCATCGGAGGCCGGGTCTTCCCACGTGCAGTACATGCGTCGCGGGGACACGCCGCGCATCACGGCCTGCGATTCGCCGAGGAAGTTCACGCCGGGGGTGACCTTCACGAAGCTGTAGCCGTATGCGAGGGCGGACCGGTGGATCGCGATTTGGCGTTGGTCAAAGTTGTTCTCTTGCCAGCTGCGCCACGGGCTTGCTTCGGGGATTTCGTCTACACCGGCGGAGGGGTCGTCGAGCTTTGACCGAAAGCCGTCCACGTACATGCTTTGTGCGATCGTGGTCACGACCAATCCGCCCCATGGGACGCGGGACAGGTCGGCGAGGCGGCGCAGCTCGGGCGTGGCCTTGCGCGGCAGGTCGATCGGGGACTGCCGCCAGCGGTACCAGCAGTCGATCACGTCTAGCCGGTCCCGCTCGCACTCCCACCGGGGCAACAGGTCCTTGACGAGCTTCTCGGCGGCGGCTGGTTCGAGCACTCTGGGTCACCTCCGACGCTCGGGATTGTTGATCATGGAAACCCGCAGGACACGCCGAGGAGTTGCGCCGTGTGACAGGTTGGGTCTACGTTGTGCCGTGTCGGACCGGTCACTGGTTGTGACCATCGCTAGACCAAACAGCCCAAGCACGATGCAGCCATGCAGAGAGCGCACGGTCCTCGGCGGCGGGGGTTACTGG